AACCAGAACCTGGATTTGATACTGTAACGCTAGATACTTTTTCTCCGCCCACTACAATTCCAGGTGTTACTGAATTAGGTAATGTTGGAAAGGCTGTATCGTATCTAAGAGTTGTGCCTGCGGCAGTTGCAAAAGCTGGTTGACGAACTCCGCTACCATCGCTGAATACAAAAACTCGAACCATGCCATAAGAACCGCTTGCTGGCCAATTTCTAAATGTTAATGTAACATTATTTGATAGGTATACCGATTGTACAGGGCCTATTTGTAAATTAATGTCTTGATTAGTACTAACTGTACCTAGCGATGTAAACGTTCCGTAAAATTGATTAAAAATTGCATTAGTAATTGTGTTTCCACCAAAATTATTACTAGCATTTAAAAATGCGGAATTTTGTTGCAAAGCAGTGATCTCAGTACTAGCTTGTCCTAGACCTGATTTGATAGCTCCGAAATTATCTCTAAATCCTTGGCTATTATTATCTTGCCCTGCAACAGGGTAAGTGGCGTCAATTGAGCCAAAATTAATTAAACTTGATGTTGGGTTTGTCATACGGTTATCCTATCGTTTCTGAACACTAGATATTTATCGTTTGAATATCCGTCCACAGAATCTATTATGTAGCGGTCCACTGTATAATCCAGTGTTCTAAAGTCAAAACCGCTGTGTTTTATGTTTAAAATTATGCTGTCAGCTGTGCCTGGTTTACAGTAACATAGCGGAACAGCCAATTTAAATCCTAGTTGTTGTTTTTCGCCTGGCTGGATTGTACGCATCCAAACGGGCAAATAGTTACGTTCTGCCAAGCCTACGTTTTCAATATTGCGTTGCCAATTGGTAATACTGCTAGGGTAGAATGTGTTCGTAGTTGTGTCACTTACGTGAAACGCATTACTATCTACAGTAACATTATCAATAGGGCGGTCTAACCAAGATTCTGCAAGATTCATGGTTGCAATATTAGCATCAAGCTCGGCAATGTTATTCCCTACAGCGCCGACTAATATGGCGTTACTAATATCTGCTGTAGTTTTTAAACTGCGCGATGTATTATACTTGATAGTATTTGGCAACGCATTTCCGTTAGCTTCTAATGGGTCCATCATTTCTACGTAAATTACTTCGTAAGCAGTTATATTGTTTATTTTAGCCACAGCTTTTTTTATAGATCCAAAACGGAATCTTTTATTTTTGTGGTTTAACCCCATCGCCCCAACATAAGCCGCCGCTTGTTTGGTTTCAATACCAGCATATACCAGCATACCTAAATCTGTTCTGGTTCCAAAATTTGGATCAGCTGGTCTATATATACTGTTAATTGAAAATATAGTAGGATCGTTAATAAATGTAGTCCATAAACTACGTTGCGTAGGTTTTAAATATGGTTGTGTTCTAATATTAGAGTACAATATCTGATTAGGAGTACTTACTTTTAATTGGAATTGTTGCTTGCTTATAGCATACCCGTACTGGTCAGTTACTTGAATTGTAAATTTATAAATCCTATCAAATGTAGTAGTACCACGGTCAATATTAAAACCTGTGTCTTGATCAAATAATATTAAACCTCTTTTTCCAATAATGTCATATTGATGGTTAACGTCAATTGTGGTAAAATGCCTATCCAAATACCAATTACCGTTTTCAAAAGTAGTTATTCTTGAAATATTTGCAACACCAAATTGATTAACTTTTCCAGTAATTTCTCCAGTGACATCTAGACTTAATCCCGGAGGTAGTCCAATTTCTGATGGTTGGCTTGCTAAACTATAAATTAATATCACACTTGAATCTTGAGCAGTAGCTTGTACATTTAAATTACTATTATAGTTTGCTGGAATCTCACCTAAGTTAGGCCCGGTGATCCACGAAATAGTATTATTAATTTCTCCAATAACTGTTACTGTAAACACTTTTTTAGTAACTGCTGGTTGAACATCTTCGCCAACTCTAGTTCCAAGTATAGTGAAGGTGTATGTTTTACTAATATTAGTTTGGAAGGGAATAAATCCTGCCAAGTATACAATCGATCCTACCGGAGAAAATGCCAACCCGGGAGGCAACGCTTGTTTAACCCAATACGTGATATTGTTAATTATTGCATTAAAGGTACCGGATGATTTATGAGCAGTAGTACATATATAAATTGATCCAAAATATGTAACAGCGGTATCGATCGTATACTGCGTAAATGCAATCCATGCGGGAGCAGAGTTTAAAATACTAAAAGTGGGATTAACAGTTGTACTACTTGTAAATGTGCTAATTTCAAGAGTGATATAATTATTGGCTCTAACAATACCTAAATTTCTATCATTAACAAATAACGGTGCTTCAAGTGGTGTAACGTCTGCGGTGAATACTGTGGTATCATCGGAAATAGCCGCATCGTCCGCAGTTAATAATTCAGGACTTACCACAAAAATACCAAACATTCTTTTAGTTATTTTGTTACCTGATACCGCAGTAACAATAAATTCGTATCTTTGATTAATACTTTTTGGCGGCAATGTTGGAGTACTAAAATCAAAAGTTTGCTGATCATATATGTATGAATCATAACCGTTAGTAGGTCTGCTAGCAAAATCATAAAAACCACTATCATATAAATCTTGGTCAAATGCTCCGACGCCAGTTACAGCTTGTGTTATAGCCAATACTGGATTTACAAATCCAGTTAATGTACCGGTTGGAGTTAATGTTACACCGGGCGGAAGATCGCCATCACCGCTGGCAATATAGTATGTAACTGGCAGATTATCTAAATCTTTAGCAACTATTGAATAATTAATAAAACTATTGTTTAGTATGTACCTTTGATTATTTGTACCTACTGGTAATAATCCTCCAGCCGTTTGCCATTCCGGCGGCCCACCGGTGGCAACTTTAATCTTAAATGTTCTGTCAGCAATGTCTTTCCCGTCGCTAGCACGTATACAAAATGTGTATGTAGTATCTCGTACAACTCCGTATGGTATACCTTTTATGGTATTGCCAACAACCGCCAATCCTGGAGGTAATGCACCAGAGATTATTGAGAATGTTATTGGGTTAGTTGGTGCAGGTGGAACGCCTAATGCAGAAGGATATGTTCTAGCTGATATAGTTGGAACAGTTCCGTTATAAAGATCTGCTCTTTCTACGGCTACAAATGCATCTGCTTGCATGGCCTGGGTATTAGTATTGCGTAAAATTATGTCAGATAATGTAGTACCTTTAATCCATTGTAAATCTTCAGGACTCCATAATTTATTTTCCCACCATAGCGAATCGCCATCACGCAATTTTGTAAACTGATCGATCATAATAGCACGGAATGTAGGCCCAACCATTGCACCGTTAACACGATTTTCCGCCAGACCTCCTACCCATAAATCGATATCGTTTATGTTAGTGTATGCCGCTCTTAATCCGTTTGCAATGGTAACGTCTGTGGTTATTTGTTCAAAACTTGTATACGCGGATAACCCTAATATTTGTCTCATTTGATTTAAGCTAGGTAATCCTAAATCACGCCCACGTTGGATATTAGTAGTTGCTAAATCTAATGCGGCCGGTGGATCATTTAATAAATTACGTAAATCTTCAATAATGTATACATCTAATTTGTTTGAAATATCTGCACCTAACTTACGTAAAAATCCGTCAGCGCCGCCATTACGTTCAAATTGTGCAGGTGTTAAAAAGAACGCTTGACCCAAAGTTAATGATTCAGTAATATTACCTTGTTCGTCTATTCTATCTTGTGCGCCGGACACAATACTATGCCCAAATCGCATGGCAGCTGCCGCAAATTCTATTCTTATAGTAGCATCTATATTAGATTTAAATCCAGTATACGGCGGAATCGCACCGGCTCCAACTACTTTTGAAACCCATTCATTGTATGTAATAATTTGTTCTTCTGCAATCACTAATGCACGGGCACGTTGATATAATTGTTCACCACTCCAACCCGGGTTTTGCAAAGTTAATCTTGCAACATGCCAGTTATGTTCTCGAATCATTAAAGTTTGTACGGATGCTAGATCTGGATTTTCTGTTCCTCTAGGGTCTCCGAAAATAAACATACCTGTAGCAGGATCAACGGGAGCATACAATCCACTGCCCGAAGTTAACAATTTACCAGTAGTGGCATTTCTTCCACCTTCTCGTAAATTAACTGGATTCTGAAACACCGTTGAGCCTTGTTGAACTCCTGGAGGATATGCTAAACCGTAGATAACAGTTCCGTCAATCCAGCCTGTTGTGTCATTTATAAAATTTGCTAATACGTTATTAACTCCAGTATTAAAAACAACAGCACTACGGGTAACTGGTATGCGACTGCCGGGCGTTAAATTTGTATCGTCGCTTGGAACAGTTACGCTAATATCGACAGTG